CTTGACGAAGGGTACATTTGCTTTGTATCCTCTTGTCTTATTGTCCCGCTTGGGTATGAACACTTCCTCTGTGGTCCACGGTGGGAAGAACTCCCGGAGTTTCGCAGACAACTCCTTCTGTTTCTTCAGAAGTATTGAGTAGAACTTCTCGGCTTTGTCCTTATCGAACGCGAAGCCGAACTCTGTCTGTCTCTGGATGATCGTCTGAACCTGATGTTCCAGTACGATGGCCTCTTCGGGGAGACCTTTCTGCATGCACCTACGCCACAGTAGTTGTGTTACATTGACATCTTGCTTGCAGTAGTCGGACATATCTTGCGTCCACTGACTCCAATCCTCGATCTTGGTACCTTTATATTCTCCGATCCGCCAGCCCCATGCCTCCAACGAGTGTCGGCCTATGAGTTTGCCGGGGAGTTTGCCCAACTTGAGAAGGGCAAAGTCCAGTTCCTTGATCTCAGGGTATGCTAGTCGTGCAAGCACCATGGTATCCCTGATCGTCCCCTTTGGTTCCAACCCAACGAGTTTCTTGATCACGGGTATATCATAGTTAATGATGTTGTGACCACAGATCTCCGAAGCATTCAGGATCTGTGTAATGCCGTGCTTCACATCCTTCTTGTCATATGTAGCATAGAGATTTCTCTCAGTCTCATATGTAGTGATGGTGTGGATCACGGATACTTCTGGCAGGAGGCCATCGGTCTCCAAGTCAAAGATTAGCAACTGTTCTCCTTTCGTGGTAATGACCACCGTGCCTCGTCGTGGAACACATCGTCCACATTGTCAGGGTGGAACCCTACGCCTACCAAGCACTGCTTGATTAGATCAACGTAGGTATAGATGGTGAGATCTCCACCGTCATCAGAGACGGTGCACTCCACTCCGTCACACTTGAGAGTTACACTGCGCACGAAGATGGCTCCTTTCTTTCGCCACCCATTCTCGTAAATCTAGAGCAAGATCTGGATTTACATTTTGGATGACATCTGCATAGACTGTCATCGCTGCTCGTGAAGCCTGAGCATAGCCATCCCAGCCTTGTGGTTTTAAGACAAAGTATTTCATTAAGAGACCCGTTGGCATGTGACCTCCCTGATCTTCTGGATCATCGCTGCATTCCTCTGCTCGATGGTGGGGCCAGTGATCTGCTGGTTGAGTTGCTGAATCCGATTCAGTAGATAACCTTGGAGTTGAGCCGCCATGGTTAACTTCTTCTTCAGACTACGACGACGGGCATGTTTGGTGAATGTACCCATTAGATCTCCTGTTGGAACTCTGCAATCGGCTCACGCTCCACGGCTATGAGTCGTCCAGTCTTCCGGTTGTAGTGAAGGGTGTCGGCTATACCAGTCTCGCCCGTGAAGCGACACTTGAGCACCCTGAGTGTACAGTAGTCGGACTCTTCCTTGTCCTGCTGGTTGCGCTCGATACCTATGATGGTATCGCTCAACTGTTTGATGGACGCAGACCCGCGAAGGTCATCGAGTGTGACTCTCCCGCCTTCCTCATGCGGAGTGGTGGATGCACCCTGAGGCTTCTTGAGGTGACTGATGGCAATGACTCCTACACCAGTTTGCTCAACGAGTGACCTCAGGTTTGTCATGAGGTTGTCTATGATCCGTCTCTCGTCTCCGTCTTCTCGACCGGAAACAGCGATTGAGATATGATCCAGCACCACGAAGTCAACGCCACAACCGTTGGCAAGGAACTTAAGTTTGGACAGAAGGTTGTCGGAGTCCAGACTACCGAAATGATCGTAGAGATAGAAGCGACCATTACCGACAGTCTTAGTGAATGCCTCGTCATATTGTTCCTCTGTGATTTCACCCAGTCCAAGGTGGAGTGGTTTGTTGAGATAGATACTCATCTGTCTGAGCGATGTACGCAGAGGGTTCTCTTCCAAGGCTACATACCCGACACTCAAGCCATGCCTGAGCAACAGATCACTTGAAAGTTCAGCAGCCTCTGTAGATTTACCGATGCCTGTTCCTGCTGTTAGCATCACGAGTTCGCCTTTGCGAAGACCTCGTGTCATGAGATCCATCTTGGGTCTGCATGTGTCATAGGAGAAGTAGGTTCCTCCTAGACGGAAGGCATCGATCTTTGCTTTGAGTTCTGTTCCTGCAAGGATGCCGTCAGGACGGAAGGCTTTGGCTTCGAAGATTCGGATTGCAATCTCGCCTGCTTTGCCTTGCTGAATCATGTCGTTGGCGTCTTTGCATCCTTGCACCCATGACACGATCTTTGCACGACCGGGGGTGAACAGTGCCGCGCATTCCTTGGCCGCAGTCCTCCCGGGTTCATCGTCATCGAACGCGATACAAACTTCTTCGTAGCCCTCGAGCCACTCTAAATTTTTTGCAATCGATTTCTTAGCCCCTTGTGCACCGTTGGGTACGGACACTACGGGCCACCGAAGGTTAAAGGCTTGCGCTACAGAGAGTGCATCGATCTCTCCTTCGGTTATGACTACGCGTTTGCCTGTTGGTCTCCAGAGATTTTGACCAAATAACCCGCAATCAACGGGAGATCCGATGAACGCAAAGTCTTTATTGACGAATCGGAGTTTCTGAGCAACCATTTCTCCATCGCAGTAATAAGGTGCGATCTGTACTGGACGCCCTCCAGCGATTCCCACTTGGTACCCATACTTTCTACAGGTGTCTTCACGAATACCTCGTTTCAGCAGGGGCTGGTACTCCCCTTGCAGTAGATCCATGTTTCTCCTTGGTGAAGTAGGACGGGGGATTGCTCCCCCATCCTTTCCTTGAATGTGTTTCTTGCATGAAAAGCAATAGGTGTGGCCGTCGTCGTAGACTCCACGGCCGTCGCTACTACCACAAGGGCAACCCTCATGGTAAAGGAACTGACTCTCTGTTTTAGAGGGAGTAGGAGGCATACTTGTGGCGGTTCACCGTCTTGATGGTGGTCACGATAGGCTCACCCATGGTCTTCAGTTCGTGGACCCTAGCGGCAAGCCGCGCCACTCCGTAGTTCACGTGGGCGCTCAGGGGAGTTAATTCCCCGTGAACGCGAAGGTGCTTTAACACTGCGATGTTTTGCGGGGAAAGGTATAACTTGGAACTTTTGGTACTGTGCTTCATTTGCTGCCCTCTTTTGTAGTGCGTGGGTTTTGCTGTGGTGGTTGGAACAGAGAAGAACACATTTGTTCAACTCCGCTATTAATCTAGCCACAGTAGCATCATAGAGATAGGTAATCCCATGATCTCGTTGACCTACGTGGTGGCACTGAAGCATATCCCAATCATCTTGGGCGCATCCCGGATATGTGCATTTTGCACCTAAGTATTTATAGGCGAAAGCCTCTCCATATGCATATGCTGCCGCGCCTCTTTCGTGCAAACAGGTTTTGCACCAAGGATGAAGATCATCTTTAGATTTTCCCCTGTTTTTAGAAAATTCAGTGATTGGTTTTTTCCCTTTGCATTTGGTACAGGTTTTTACCTGAACCATTCTCTAGGGATGCTCCCTCGACTAAACAGGAAGCCATTCTTTTCAGCCCATGCCGCATAGGTAGTGTTACTTCCTTTTGCGATACGGTTGTTTGGGTTAGAGAAGACAAAGCGGATATCCAATTCTGGATGTTGTGTCTTGATCCAGATATGTTTTTGCCTATCTTCTACTGTAAGTCTCCCTTTAGTCTCAATCAGAACCCCATTAGGCAGGGCAAAATCTGGTGTGTATGAGCGGCCCTTAGGGGGTTGCTCAAACTTGATTTTTACGGTCTCGAATAAAACTGGGAGACCGAGTGAAGCAATTTGCTGCCCCACTCGTTCCTCCAAGCCGCTTCTATAACCGTATCTGATCCCACGATCTTTAGAAGTCAGACGATCCCTCTGATGCCCCGGCGCCACCCGAGGACTGACCAGCCTTGCTGTCGAAGCCGTCCGCTTCTTCAGCGAAGCCGAAGCCAGTTGCGCTGCCACCCCCTCCGGTCACGAGTTCTACGATCTGAACTGCGTTGATGCGGAGTGAAACGCAAGCCTGTTTGCTGGAAGCGGCGTAGTACGGAGCCGGGGAGAAGTTGACACGCAACACACTCCCGCCGTACACGTTGGGGCACTCGTCCATGGC